TTGTAATGGCCTTGTTTGATCCAATGAGATATAAGGTGCCTGACCCTTCAGGATATGATTTGAATAAGCTGGTTGATACTACAGGCTCTAAGTTCTTTAGAAGCTTGCGTATCATCAAGAATAGCTATGGTTCAGATGATATAAGAATAGGGCTTGGGTTCTATGGTGAGATTGGAATGTTTAAAGAACTTCCACGTAAAAAAGATATCACTGATGAAGATTATGCAGCAGTGATAGATAAATCTTTCTTTATAAGATGACAAAAGATCAAATACAGAGAAGAATCATTGCTGACATTGTGAAAGCTGACTTCAGAGGCATAGTGCTATCAAGTGTAAGATCTGGTAAGACTAGAATCCTGATTACTGCTATAAAGGAGCATTGCAAGAAGGAGAATCCCAAAGTGTTGGTACTTTATCCAAATGTGGATATCAAAAACTCTTGGGAAGATGAGTGTGCCATTATTGGCTGTCCTATGAGCATCACCTACTGTACTTTCATCAGTATGGGAAAAATGTTAGATGAAGAATGGGACTACATTGTAATGGATGAAGCACATCTTATTCCTGAAGAACACAAACTCCCCATAGCAGGAGAGTACGCTAGGAAGTACAACCATGTAATCTTAGCTTCTGGTACGTATAACAGGAACACACTTGCAGATCTTAGGATTCATACAGTGTTGCCACTTATAGTGGAGTATACTACAGAGGAGGCTATTGATGATGGGATTATCAGTGACTATACAGTGTACATACATCAGTATGAGCTGAATCCTCACATGTTGAGACAATTTGGTACTACCAGAAAGTGGTGGAACACTGACACTAAGGAGCTGGCTAGACTAACTGAAAAGTTTGATAAGTCTCATGGAGACCTAAAGATGTTTGCTGCTTTAGCAAGGATGAGGTTCATCAATGCTAATGACTCATTACTATTTGCTGTAAACAAGTGGAGAACAGAGAACCCTGGGAAGAGATTTCTGATGTTCACAGAGAATGAAGGCTTTGCTAAAAAGTTCAGACTTCCAATGTTCAACAGCAAGAGTAAAGATGACAGTGTGTTGAAATCTTTTATCAAGAAAGAAATTAATCAACTTTGTTTAATTAAGAAGGGGTCTGCTGGTATAACATACCCAGACTTGGACAACATTCTAATCACTTCAATTAATTCTAATGGTGAAACCCTAGAACAAATGCTAGGAAGATCACTATTAATTGACACAGAACATTCAGACATCCATGTCTTTGTAACAGACAAGATTTTCCAGCTAAACTGGCTAGAATCAGCACTTTACAACATCCCAAAGGAGAAAATTATATGGGTAAAACAGCCTGGAAAAGTTGCTGGAGTCAGTTGAAAGTTGTATCTTTATAGTCCAAAAATAACTAAATTAATTAGAGATGAGTAAAACACAGACAATGGAATTACCAGAAGACATTACACAGGTAACGAACACGAACCCACGAGATTTAGTCGTAATCTCAATTCCAAAAATGGGTAAAGGGACAATTTTAGGAGCATTGACTACAAAGAAAAATGCTATTGTATTGGATTTAGAAAAGGGAGGTTATGAATACATCCCTGCAAGAAAACTTTCAACTTACACAAATGATCAGACCACTAGATGGGAATCTTTCCAGAATTACATTAAGTTTCGCAATGCTCTCTTGGAGCAGAAGGGTAAATATGAGTATCTACTTATTGATGGATTGTCAGATCTTGACGATTTATCAGACCTTGGAGGAACATTGGCTTATATGAATACTACCATTGGTAAGAAATTCAATAGAGAAAAAGGTGCTGAAACAGGTAGAAAGTATGAGCCCTGGGAACCAGAGTTCAAATCTGTTCTCACCCTTCCTGAAGTGGCAGGCTATCTACACACAAGAAACTGGTTTATGCAACAAATTGACTTCTTCAGACAAATCAGTCCTTATAGAATCTATGCTGCGCACATCACTGACAAGTACATTAAGGATAATGGAAAAGAGGATGTGATTGGTAGTGAGATTGCTTTAACAGGGCAACTGAAAAGAATCTTTGCTTCAAAAGTAACAGCATTAGCCAAGCTTGTCGCAGATGGTAATGAAAGATACCTCAACTTTGATGTCTTGAATGACAGCATTGTGGCAGGTAGTAGAGCTCCACAGTTAAAAGGTCGTATCTTAATATCAAAACAGGACTCAGAGGGCAATACGACTGTCTACTGGGATAACATTTATAAATAATTTAAAATTGTATTATTATGAGCGCAATTGGAGGTAAAAAAAGAGAGTCACAAGGCGAATTTGTAAAAAGAGTAGGCTTGTTTGCAGCAACAGTGATTGCTGTTAATCCCACAGAACAAGAGTATAAAGATGTTCTTGGTATGGAGCTGAAAGAAGACAGTAAAGCTACAGAGTATTTGGGAGAGAGAGAAGGCAACACTATGTTGCGTATTGATTTCTGGCTTGAGAACACTAAGACAGGTCCTGATGGAGCTAAAGACAAACCTTATAAGGTGAGTTTCTTCTTAGAGGATAAAGAAAGACAGAACAAGGATGAAACCAAAACACAATGGATCAATAGCATTGGTAATTGTGCATGGGCAGCTGATGAAAATGATTTGCCTGAATGGTTTACAAAACGTGATTACAGACCAGCTTTCTCAGGAGAGGAAGATTTGTTTGAGTTCATGAGAGCCTGGTTAAACAAACTTGACTATCGTGATGCAGAAACTGCTCTATCTTTAGAGTGGAAAAAGCTCATGAAAGGCAATGTGAAAGACATCAGAGATCAAATCAATGGTGAATGGGCAGGTGAAATTGGTTGTTTGGCTACTGTTATCGTAAAAGAGGTAGAAGGAGAACCAAAAGAATATCAAGGCGTATATAACAGAGCATTCTTGCCTGTTTATAGTATGAAACACTTCAGACTTGTTGATTATGACAATGAGGAAGTGATCAAAGCCTTGGGTACAAAAGATACCAAATCTTTAAAACCTTATGAAAGATTTGTGTTGAAAGTTACAGGAGAATATGGCTGTAAAGATTTCTATAAGTTGAAAGACATTAGAGATTATGATTCAGCTGAGAATCCAGTGGCAACTAATGCACCAATTGCACCACTAACTGATGGTGGAGCAGAATACTAATTAATGGGAAGCCCCCATTAATAGTGGGGGCTTTTTTATTTTTCTACAATGATAGGAGGAACTAAAAAAATAGAACTCACTCCTGACACAATCTTCCAAAGAGTCACCCAGTATGATATATTTAGGTTTTATATGCCTAATAAAGATTGGAAAATCAACCACGTTACACACTCACCATTCAGAAAGGACGAACATCCTTCATTTATGATTGGAAACAGAGGAGGAAATCTAACATTTATTGACTTCGCAAACACGAATTATAAAGGAGATTGTTTCACCTTTATAAAAATGCTCTATGGTATAGGGTCTATGAATGAGGTGTTATCCCTTATTGACAGGGATTTTGGATTGGGTTTATCAGGAATGTCAACAAACACAGCTGTTTACAAAGCAATTAAAGCTGAGTACAAACAGCCAGAAGAACTTGGAAAGAGATATGCAAATGTCCAAGTAGTACCAAGAAAATTTACACATGAAGAGCTAGCATATTGGAACGAGTATCATCAGGACATCAGCGACTTGAGAGAGAATAATATCTTTTCTATTCAAAAGGTATATCTTAACAAGCAACTGTTTACACTGAAAGACACTGAGCTCAGGTTTGGTTATTACTATGATGGATTTTGGAAAATCTATAGACCACATGCTGATAAAAAAGTTAAATGGGTTCCTAATAATGTCCCTATTACCACTATGGAAGGGTTGGCAAATATAAAGGATTCTGAGTACTCTTTTATCAACAAAAGCAAGAAAGACTACATGGTAGTCAAGAAATTAATACAATCTACATGTGCTGTTCAGAACGAAGGAATAGCTTGTTTTTCAGAAGAGAACGTTAATCACCTCAAAAATCATTCCAAACGACAAATTTTGTCCTTTGACAGTGATGTGACAGGAGTGGCTAATTCTCAGCAGATTACCAAGATATTTGGATTTGACTATATCAATGTCCCTAGAGAGTATCTGAAGGATGAGATAAAAGACTGGGCAGAACTGGCTAGAGTGAAAGGAATGGATACACTAGAAAGAATTTTTAAAGAGAAAGGATTATTATGAAAGAAGCAATTGAA